ACTGGTTCAAGACCCGAACCAGAAAGAGGTTGATGAGGGTGAGGACGAACAACGCACCCTCCCAGCCCTTCTGATTGGTCAGATAATTCCGGTCAAGGCAGGCCAGAATTATCAGACTAGGATTGGCGTGATTATGACTTTCTTGGAACAGTCCAGACAGACAGGAATGCAGATAAGCCCGCAGGGTATGCAGTCCATCACAGTTAGACTTGACGGATTGTTACTTGCTATGGAAGAGATTGACACTAATAACGCCCGTGCATTACGCAAGGATGTCATGGAATACCTGCAATCAATCGGTGCTACTCCCCAGCCCCAAGACGAGGAGGCTGCGATGATGGCGCAAATGGCACAGCAGCAAGGCGGTGGTGGTCAGCCTCCCCCTAACTTGGAACCTCCACCCCAACCAACACCAGACGCGCCAATGCCAGTTGAGGAAACTGCCTCAGTTGGAGTAGGACAATAACGAAAGAATTGTATTATGCCTAACCCAATAGACGGATATTTCGGAGAATCTGAGACAGACCCACAACCCCATCCCTCCGGATGGAAAGCCCCGCCCCCTTGGATGGATTTGGCGGAGTATCGTAAGGGTGAGAAGAAGGCCAGATGGAGGCTTGTCCCGTTTGCACAGCCCACGAAAGACGACTCGATAGAGGAGATAAAAGTCAAGCTCGGTCACTTGGGGCGCGAGCCAAGTGGAGAGGAAAAGAAGTGGATGCAGGATGAGATAAAGAAGAACAGAAAGAAGTGGGACAAAATCGAGAGAGATAGGGATGAGGCCAATGTGGAGCATGACGAACAAAGAATGCGTATTGATAACCTTATGGAAGCGGCCAAGGAACTTATGAAGCGAGAGGAGTTGATTCGGAAAAGGGAGGCAGAAGCGGAAAGAAGAAGAAATAAGAAGAAGATGGTTCCTGAACTTACGGAGTGGGGAACTGGGAAGCGACAACTCACCCTACCACACCCGTATAAGGCTGACCCCTCAACCCCCAAATATGAATTACCCGAAGACTTCTGGAAGAATCGTCCGAGGAGAAAGCAACCCGAATAAGCATCCCTATGAGAAGGTTTTTGAAGTTTTTAGGGATTGCATGGCGTCTATCAGGTAACATCCCTTGGGTGGGCGAACCGGAATGGGGAGCGTCAGAAGCGAATTTACTACGCAAGTTTCTCGTCACAGTAGAGGGTAAGAAACTGCGGATGGTTCTCCTGAACATGGTTTTGAAGCAGAATCAGCAAGCTGTTACAGAAAAGAAAAACCTTGCATTTGAAGCAGGGTTTGCTAACGGTGTGAGAACAACGGTGCATACCGTTGAGGTTCTGGCAAGAGATTTGGATGAACCTAAAGAATTTACGGAAGATATTTACGGAGCCGATTATCTTCCGAGTGAAGGCTCCACAGCAACGACTGACCGACTTGGTGCGGTGATTGGTCGAGGATAAGCACTATTATTGGGAAACATTATGCCAGAAGAATCCGGCGAAGTTACCGCCGAACAACTGTTGGCCGCAGCGGAACAGCACGATGCTGTTTCAGATGCGGGTAAAACTCCGGTAGTCGAAATAGAGACTCCGGAAACTGAAACGGAGGAGACTCCGGAAGAGCCAAAAGTTGAGGAGGCGGAAGCCAAACCGGAGACTGATGAGCAGGATGTCGATAAGCCTGATAGTTCATTGACAGAAAGCGAGGCTCCCGAAACCGAGGAGCAGCCTAAAAGTAAGTGGGCAAAGAACGAAGCCCGTAAATCGAAATCTTGGAAGGAGATAAACTCCCAAAAGGAAGAGATTAAGCGACTTCGGGAAGAACTTGATTCAGATAAGGCGAAGCTCAATGAGCGACACCAACAACTGAATGAGGGGAAAGCCTACCGTGATAGTGATGGTTTTTCCGTAGCTGACTATGAGGAAGCTGCTGAGAAACTTGAGGGTGATGGTGACTACGACTTGGCCGAACAAACCCGTGCAAGAGCGCAAGAAGTTCTTGCGGAGGGTGAGAACGCTGAGAGGGGTCATGCAGTTGAGGAAGCTCAGAAGAAGTGGGACGATACTAGGGCAGACCTGATGAGGGAAACCCCTGAATTGAAGGACTCTGAATCTGAGCTTACCAAGACCGCTAACCAAATCCTTAAAGACCATCCTGACCTTATGTACGTCCCAGAGGGGCGGGGGTTGCGTCACGCAGTTCAGATTGCTGAATGGAAAATTAAGGCTGGCAAATCGGAATCGAGTCAAGCTGAAGTTAAAGAACTGACGGACAAACTAACAAAACTGGAAAAAAAGATGTCTATTAGTGGTGGGTTTACCAATGACAGGCCGGATGGGGAAAGAGCGTTTGAAGACCTCTCAGAAGAGGAACAAGAATCGCATCTTCGTAAGGCTGCTATGTCACTTGATGATTCATTCTAATCGACAGGAAGGTATTAATAATGGCAACTAATGTCACTACTGATGCTGCACTGGCGAACCAGTACCAAAATTATTTCAGCAAGAAATTGCTGACCTATGCTGTTCAAGCTCTGGTACTCGACCAGTTCGGCTCCAAAGCCCCGCTTCCTGCGAAGTCGGGTCATAAAGCAATATCAATGTTTAGGTGGGATACACCGAAAGCAACTGATATAAACACCCTAACTGAAGGTGATACTTCAACTGTGGGAGAACGGGCAATCTCGCTGACGAAAATCAGCAAGACGCTCATCCAACGTGGTCAGATTGTCAAACTATCTGACGTTCTAAATGCAACGGATTTATTTAATTCCTTGCAGCAGAGTGTCAAGATTAACGGACAAGATGCTGCCATCGACATGGACAACATCACGCGCAACATATTGGTTGGCTCCAATGTGGGCGATAACGTGAACTCAGGCGCGACTGCACAGGAAGGTGGATTTTCCACTGACCCAGCGACCAACCTTGATAACGGTGATTCACTCACTGAAATCTATGCGGATGGTACGAGGCAGACAGCATCAGGGGGCGAGTACACGACCTTCGAGCAAACCACTTCCGGTAATACTCTGGACGGTGCGGCTGTCCTGAATGCTGTTACGCAGCTAAAGGTCAACCGAGCGCAACCCACCAGCGGTGGGATGTATGCTGCGGTATGTAGTCCTCAAGTATTGAGCGACATCATGCAGGACAACACTTGGTTGAACGCATCGCAGTATAGTAATGTGGAAGAGTTGTATAAGGGCGAGGTTGGCCGTTTATTCGGTGCCAAGTTCGTTATGACAACGAATCCGTTCATTACTGAATCCGCACTCGGAACCGATGCTGACCGCTTCATTTATGATGCTGATTCTGGCGGCGGTTCTGCGGCGGATAAGGACGTTCACGTCTCCCTGTTCTTGGGAGAAGGAGCGTACGGTGTGCCGGAGTTGGCGAGTCAGTCTCCGTTCAGTCCGAAGATGATTATCACGGATTCAGCAGATAAGAGCGACCCGCTCAATATGCTGATTACTGCTGGTTTCAAGGTCTTCTGGACTGCTCTGCGGCAGAACACGAACTACTACGTTATCATGCGAAGCAAGACTGCTTCCACTGCGTAAAGGTTAAACACGTTATGCAGCCCAAAGGTGGCGTAACTCTTATCATTACTGTGGGAGGGGGGCATCCCCCCTCCTGCGGTAGTTCTGTTGATTCTAAAAAAGAAGGTAATGAAATGATTAAAGTTCCTATGGAAGCGTTGGTTTCCGAAACTGAGGGAGGGGAAGGTCTTACTCCTGCTATTGGTGATGCCGTTGTTCTCGATTCTGTCGAGGGTGAGGTTGTTGCTGTAAACGAAGATGGCACTGCCCATGTTCAAATCAAAACTGCTGGCGGTGTGCCGGTTGAGTATGTTGAAGAAGTGATTGAGGAAGTTCCGGCTGATGCGGATGCACTTGATGCGGAGGAAGCTGCTCTTGACTTGGAGGGTGACGAACTTTTGGCTGCTGCGGAAGTAGCAGATGAAGAGGCACTATACTAATGCCTCTTTACTCCTTTGAATCCGAGGGAGGGGATGTCGTTGAGCAGTTGGTTCCGATAGGAACTGAGTGTATCGACGTTGACGGGGTTAAGTATACCCGCCAAGAAGTTCCGGAAGGCTTTGCCATGACAGGCATCGCTGTCGGAACTCCTTCCCAAGCCGAGCAGGTTAAGGACGGCTACTATAAGCTGGAACAAACACAAGGCTCCAGATTCTTGAAGAAGTCACAATTTTCAGTAAAACAAATTAAGAAAGCGTGGGGGTTTTAGATGGCTACATTAACAGGAAGTACGATTGCGGATTCTTATACCCAACTGCTGGCGATGCCATCGGGTGGCGGCGATGGCACGAACTTGGTTGCGTTGACCGATGGCGATGCGGCTAATACCTTTGCCCTTGAGGTAAGCAC